GCGAATATGCAGTCACCAAGTGAAAGAGTACACTAATGAATAAAAAGGTGGTAATCTCATTCCTGGATGAGTCAGGCGAGAATCGAGTGTTTAATGATTGGGCTTCTGCCGAGGAGTATTTAAAGACAGTAATCGCATTAAATCGTGAATTTATCTCAATCCAAGCTTCGTTAATTTTGAATACACGAAAAAAGGTATAAAAAACAATGACTTATTTTGCACGATTTTGCTTTACTTATTGTGTAAAATAGACTATAATAGAGAGTATAAACAACTAAAATATATAAAATGAACTATCTTGAAGAAATAAAAGAACTAAAAAAAAGAAAACTAAATAATGGTGAAATCGCAGAACACTTAGGTATTACAAAGAGTCAAGTGCGTAAGTTATTGAATGATGAATACGAAGAATTAAGTGATTCATCTTATACTGATGCTGATTGCTCATATAGCTATTCGAATGACGATTCGGAGATTGGTGATATAATCAGTACAATGCGAGGACAATCATACTAACCTTATAAGGAAAATACAATGTCAACATTAAAAAGATACGAGTTTATTTGCAAAGGCAAAAGATCTCACTTTCTCGACGCGACTAGCGAAGATGCAGCAAGATCATTCTTTGCAGAGAATCGTTTTACATCAGGAATGGAAATTATTGATGTAATCGAAGTACCAATGCCAACTCCACTCGATACTTCTGGAATCAATATGAAACTTGAAGGATTTGAGAGAACGAATACAGAGATTAAACCAACGTCGCAAGAGATTGCAGCATTGGCAGCTTCTGGAGAAAAAATAGGATACTAATTTAGATAATTTATATTATTATGCCATTGATGCCGATATATTATAATACAACGAATCTAAACCCTCGTATGCGAAAATCTAAGAATAAAAAACTTCGAAACGCAAACCTTGAGCATGAAGAATGGCTCAAATCACGAGGGTTGCATTCGTCACAATTGTCAAATCACTCAGAAGAATATAAGCTTGAATTGAGTCGAAAAGAACCTTATTCTACAAATCATAATATTACTGGGAATACAAATCGAGTTTCTGAGAACGTTTATACAGGGACGTTGATTAAAGGAATCGCAACGATGCATAAGAGCAATGCAGTTCCAATCATTAACGAAGAACAAGCAGTCGAAATATCAAAAATGAGAAGAGGATAACATGATCGAAACATACATATTATTCGGAGCAGCAATATTCGGTATTGGTTGGCTTCTAGGCAATTATACGAAAGACAAAGAGAAAGCAGACTATACAATGTTTATTATTGATTCATTGATACAGAATCGCTTTCTCAGAACACATCCAATTGAGATACTCCCAAGAGTATTCGTGAAACATATTATTCGTTGGGATACACCAAAGGAACACCTGAAAAACCCAGTGAAATTGGAAGAATTTCATTTTCCAAAGAACTTTACAAACAATTCAAAATAGTATATAATATATTCGTTATGAAATCATTGACACCTGAATATTTAAGTAATCTACAGAATAATATAACGAGAATGAGTAATGAAGACAAGAAACGATTATCGAGTAAGAGAAGAATTGAGATAATCGGTTATTGTAATCTAAAGAAAAGACAGATTGATTCCTGGATCTCTTCATTACTTTCTCTCGATAGTCGTATTGCAACGAGTGAGTCGACGAGTCTACAATCTTCAATTACTTCTCCAAATACTCCATTATGGAAACTCTATAATACATTGACTTCAATTTCGAATGATTTAGCAACTGAGATTGATTCCTATACTTATTGGAATTCAACGAGTAATGAGCGAATACTCATTGGATCGAATAATTTAAGTAATCGAATTGAGAATCGTGTATTCACCAAAGGAAAAAACAATCCCTATTATTCATATATTGAAGCGATAATCGAGATCGCCGAAGAAGAAGGAATTGAACTAAGTAATATAAAGAATTCATTGAGTAAGTCTATACTTCAGAAGATTGAAGCAATCGGCTATTCGAGAAAAGAATTAAAAGGCAGTACTGCTACATTGCCATTTTAAACGATATTTCAGTGGACGAAAATTTCATTGAAATCAAATCCGACTTTTGAACGTTTTGGTCGGGAACCCTAAAACGTATCATTACATTATAACAAAGGAGACAATTATGTTTAAACATTTAATTACGTTTCTAACTGCATTACTCTTCACAGTATCAGTTTCTGCACAAACACCAGCACCTAAAAAGGAAGAGCCAAAAGCTCCAGCTGCAGTATGCGTAGAAAAAGATAAGAATGGTAAAGCAATCATTGACGCAAAGACAAATAAACCTGTCGTGTGTCCAAAGAAAGACGAAAAGAAGAAGTAATTCTTCTCTCTGTCGCTGTATTGGGCGAGTGTAAATTCGCCCTTTACTTACACGAAAAAATAGAGTATAATAACTCTAGTAGTGTGAAATCTATATTATATTGAAGTAAAGAATCTATATTATTATACAACGCATATAACGCATATAAAAAAGGAGAACCACATGGTGGATCTAAATGCTCTTCGTAAAGAGAGCCTAAATGACTTTACGAAAATTAATCAAGAGTTCGATCGAATTAATAAAGGATCGAGCGCAAAATCAGACTCTTCTGAAGACACTCGTTTTTGGAAACTCGAACCAGATAAACTGGGCAATGCAACAGCAGTCATTCGTTTTCTTCCACGTAGCAATGGTGATGAACTTCCATGGGTGAGATTATTTTCACATGGTTTTCAGGGACCATCTGGTAAATGGTATATAGAGAACAGCCGAACAACATTGAATGAAAAAGATCCTGTCGGAGAATTGAATTCTAAGTTGTGGGCGAGTAATCTTGAGAGTAATCGAGAGATTGCGAGAAAGCAAAAGAGACGTATGCATTACATCGCGAATGTCTATATTATTAGTGATCCGAAGAATCCTGCAAACGAAGGAACAGTGAAACTGTTTAAGTTTGGAAAGAAGATCTTTGATAAGATTATGGAAAAGGCAAAACCTACATTTGCTGATGAGAAACCAATGAATGTATTCGATATATTCGCTGGTGCTGACTTTAGATTGAGAATGCGTAAAGTAGATGGTTATGCAAACTACGATCAGAGTAGTTTTCTTGAACCAAATGCATTCTTGAGTAGTGATGAGAAGAGATTAACGGAAACGTTAGCAAAAGCTCATCCATTGGCTCCTTTCATTGCACCGACACAGTTTAAGTCATATGAAGATTTAAATCGTCGACTGAATGAGGTACTCGAAACTCTTCCAGAATCTAAATCATCTGGAACAATTGCAAAACCAAAAACAGCTGAGAATACAACTTTGACTTCGGCGAAAAAAGAAGAAGAGGATGTATTAAGCTATTTTCAAGGAATAGCAAATGACCTTGAATCATAAGAATACAAATAAATCGAATCTGTCGTATTATTTACTTCTGATTAGCTGGACAATCACAATACTTGTGGGAGTTTGGGCTTGGAATGTAAATAGTAAGTATGATCGAACGAAGTTTATATTACGTGAGTATTTCGATCGAGAGATTGCGAAGAGTAAAGTATTGCAATTATTCGAGCCGAATATTCATAATCGAGTACTGAATAATCTATTCGAAGAGTGGTTAAGGAATAAGAATAGTAATGTTCTAAACTCGAACATTAAATAAACGTATAAGTTTAATTTCTAATCCCTTTACTTCCAAGAAGTGGGGGGTTAGAATAAACACCTGTAGAGGTTTCAAGGAATATAGAATTGAAAATTTATGATAGAAATAATTATAGGAATTAGTTTAGCACTTGCGATTGCTGTAATTGTGATGTATAACTTTCCGATTTAAAACCGAATATAAATTTCAACGATCAATATAATCATTCCAGCAATAAGTATTATCGGATCCATTAAATTGAACGAAATACTCGAATCTCACCATCCTCAATTACACGATAAGCTTCAAAGGTAATTGCAGAATATTCACGACTTAATCTTAAAAAAGCTTTTAAATTCTCTCGGTCATCATCAAAGAATCTTACTTTCGAGAAAGACTTTGTATTCAAATACTTACGAATAATCATTGCTTTTCTCGCAGCACCTGATCCACTCTCTATATTCCCTGCACGTTCAACTCGAACACTATCAATGTCAAAGCCATATTTACGGAAAGTTTTAAGGAATACATTCTTACTGTCAAAATCAGTTCTTGCGGTTAATATAATTACACGTGAGTTTTCGTATTTCTTTGCTGATGCTAATATCAATTTGGCACGTCGCATCATTCTTCCGATCGGTTGAGATTCTTTATAGAACTTCGCTGCATCTTTAAATTCAGTATAATCAAACATTTCATTCGCTCCTAAACGATAGGAAGCATATTCTGCAGTCGTTAATGTACGGATTGTTTCTTTTGTGATTGAATTGCGAACTCGAATAGTTGCTGTTGTACGGAAGAGTGTATCATCAATATCGAATATTGTTAGCCAACCATTCGCATACTCGTCATGAGTCTTTACATAATTACTAAACGTTTGAACCATAGAGAGAACCTACATATTTCGAAAGAGTATTCTCATCGTTTCGAACATTTCTTGACGTCATTAAATTACTCTCTTTTGGAGCATTTACTGTTGAACTTGGTGCATTAATAATTACATTTGAACTCGCAGCACTCTTTGCATTCTCAGTGTCAGCTGAAGACGCCATTATTTGATTGCCAACATCGCTCGGTGATCCAGGAGTAATTAAATTACTTGTTAAACTTCCAGGATCATTTGCTGTAGTACTTAATGCTTGTGGTCTTACCATATTTCCACGACGCACGTTTAAGTTTGTATTAAATCTTTTTGCATAAGCTATCGCACCCTCTTGTCCTGATTCTAATGTTTTAAATGCTTGTACTTGTTCTTTTGAACCAACTTGAGAAAGAGCAGCATCAATATCTGAATCTGATAATTCTTTACCTGTTGTTCTTGGTTCCATTGCTAAGTCAGCCATACGTGCTGTAAATTTATCACTTACATCTGGTGTAAGTATTTGTTTTGCTTCATCTTCTGTCATTTTTTGTTTTGGAAGAGAAACTGATCCACCAGTCACTGATTTATTAATCACTGGTGAAATTGGAATTACTGGAACTTTACTTGGTGCCCCATCAGAACCAAGTGTTCGATCAGAATTTAATCCTGGAACATTCTTTGGAGCAGGAGAAATAACATTGTTTGATTTCTCTGGACCCACTGTATTCTCAATCGGTGTACTCACATTTGATTTACGGAAAGGATAAAAAGGACCAATCGCAACTCCCATAACTTCAAACTCTGGAATTCCTATATTATTTAAAAAACCTGAAAGCATTGTACCAAGACGTGAGGGTAATTCAGATATGTAATCGGCAATCTTACTGAAGAATGATTTAATTCCATTTACAATTATATCCCCAAGATTGTCAGGTAAATCTAAACCGAATAAATTCGCAACCCAATCAACTACACCAAATACAAAATTCAATGCACCTTTATAAAATCCTTCTACGAATGCACCTACGATATCAAAGAAACCACCACCTGATTTAAACATTGCGAATGCATCTTTAATTCCACGAACGAATCCTGCAATCGCAACTGTAATTCCTCCAATAATAGCTGCAGCAAGTCCTCCAGGAATCCCTGCTAAGAATCCAAAGAATCCCATAATTATTCTTAAAAAACCTTTTCCAAGAAATGGAAGTACTCCTTTAAAAATAAATCTAGAAGCAGCAGCAATACCTGTGAAAAGAGCACCAAATAATTTAGAAATTAACATTGCACCATAAAAACCAAGCATAGTACCAAGAGAAGTTGAATCTGGTTTATTCTCTTCTAATTTTTGACCACTATTATTCGTCATACCCTTAGCAATTACTTCGAGTAAATCTACCATCTTTTGAATGTTTAATTGTGTTTCTCTTGCTGCTTCTTCATTAGCAGGTTTATTTGAATTGTTTTCTACGTTTGAAACAAGAGGTTGTCCTTTAGCATCAACTAATAATGCTTTCGGTTGTCCTTCATTTGCAATAGATTGTTGTACGAGTACGTTTGTAAGTGCCATTTATTTTTGTAATCTTCTTTGTTCTGCTTTTTGTTTTTCTTCTTGTAAATGTTTAATCAACATTTCAACATATATTTCACGTTCAAAAGGTATCTGATTTTCAAGCTCAGTCAAGGAGTATTTATGATATTGCATTAATGCGAAGTTAGTCTTATAATGGTTGACTAACGACTCATGGCTGAGCATTACGAAAAAAAATTAGATAAACCCTCTATCTTTCTTGTATGTTCTTTATTACAAACTTTGCAAGTCCAGATTATTTCTTTACTTAATCTTGGCATAGTTTCAAAAAACTTTTGTATTTTACCAAATTGACTTGTTGTTAAGTTATTAACAAAATCACTTAGTTCTTTTTTACTCTGTTCTTTACTATGATATATTTGTTGTCCATCATATATGTAATCTATACTATCAGTTATAATATCAAAGAAAACTTCTGTATCTAGCTTATTTTGATCTGCTAATTTCAATGTCTTTAATTTTAAAAGTAAATCTAATGATGGGTACTTCATTACAACACCCACATCATTAAATAAAGATATCTTATTCTCATGTCCTTCTGGTGTAATTACAGGAACATTTGTTATATTAATTTTTAATATACTCTTAGCTTCCTTATTATCTTTACACTCTGGTGTATCGCATTTAGCGATTAATTCTACTTCTTCACCAACAGATTTACCACGTAATTGACAAAAAATATATTCTAAATCAAATAATGCTAAATCATTTGTATCGAGTCCGACTACACACTCACCAACAATTGTTTTAAGTGTATTCATCATTGTCTTCTCATCTTCAGATTGAAAAGCAAGTAATAAAGCTTTTTCTTGTTTTACTAGAAATGGTTTATACTTATATTCTTTCTTAGAAGACGGAACAGTTAATGTATAGGTTGGTGTACTACTTATTGGCAAAGCCATATTATTATTCTCCTTCAGTTTCTTTATAATTTTTAATTATCTTATTCAATTCATTTGTAGAACCTATGAATACATTATTGTTCACAGTTTTTGTTTCTGTTTTCTGTATTCTTCCTACATCTGCTTGTTGTTTGTGTAAATCTAATAATTGCTGGTTTACATCAGCAAGTTGTTTTATCATATTACCTACAACTTCAAAGGCTCTTGGATGCTCTGATTGTTTTGCTATCTCGAGTGAATGCTTTAATGCTTCTTCTCCTTTTAAAAGGAGATTGTGAAGATTAGAACGAGAAGTGTTAAAATCAGTAGCAATCTTATTTTCTTTTTCATTTGCTATTTCTCTTGGATTAATTACTTCCAAATTTGTATATGGTTCAGTTGGTTCACTGACCTTTAATTTCTCACTATTAAACACTTCACTTAATTTATCATCTATAATAGACATTTTATATTCCTATAATTAAACTGTTCTAAATGTATTTCCTAACATACCATCTAAAGTTTTTTGACTGAAACGAACACTCGCATCTAGTATTTCAGGAGTTGCTTGTTCATATTGTGGTGCGAATTGATTTGTTCGATTATTACTAATTGAATTACTCAATCCAGTAAATGTATCTTGAAATCCTGCAAAGTCACTAAAGTAATTTGCTGCAACTGGTAAAGAATTTACAATTACACCAGCTGGATCCGTTAATACTTGATTGCCAGCATTTTGTATTCCCTCTAATATAGATTGAATCCATCCTTTATTTGCTTTTGGAGGAGGAGCATATAAACTTGTAGTAAAATACTTATAAGCAAAAGTCACATTAAGTTTTGCAACTTCATTTGATCCTTGTGCTAAATTAATACTCTGTACTGTTTTAGGATATGCTTCATGTAGCTTAACTAAGTATCTTGTATTATTTGCTACATCATTTACAAATAGATGAACTGTGCTTACATAGTTATCATAAAATTGTATTGTTCTATCTGTAGTGTTTTGAATTGAATCTTGCCAAGCTTCAAAGAAAGCTTTCACTTTAAACCCTGTATCTATGTAATAATTTGCAGTCACTGGATCGAATACTTTTTCATAAGGCATTTCTCTTGTTTCGCCGAATGTACGAGCAGGAGTTGTAGATATATTTACTCCAGGAATATTAATTGATTCACAATATAAAAATAACTTTCTGTAAAAATCAGCTGCAGCGAATGCTGGGTTTGTTCTTAAAGTCTTTGGTGCATCAACAGTACAACCAAAACGATTCGTTCTGCTTAACCCATCTTTTTTAACTTCAGCAATAAATCTTTTTATATCTTGTGGTGATGTTGGTGCTTCTGCTCTTGTTAATCCGAATATATCTAAAATTGACATTAAATTTTTCCTATACTGTCTGCCCAAACGTTTGATTTGTTTACTGTAAATCTTTCAACAGGCAACATCATAACTGTAAACCAATTCTCAGGAGAGACTCTTAACATTGTTGATTGTATGTGGTCATATAAGTATGAGTGCACACATGGCTTTGCTAAAACGAATTTACTTGCTGATCTTATAGTTGCCCAGCTATAACGTATTCGAGTTGTTTCATCATATTTTTTATTATTCGCATACTCTAATAATCTATCTAATAATCTTACTCTCAGTTGATATGGTAGATAATGCATATTCAATCCAGTAAATCCTTTATCAGTAGTTGAGAATGGAAATACTAAAGGAAACATATCATAATATGGTAATTGTTCTTTTAACTTTGCATCGTAAAAGTACATATACAAGTTTCCTGGAACCATTACAGATGATGTACGATTCTTACTGTCTGGTCTTAACAAAGATTGTGGCTGAATACGAGCAGTTCTTAATTTTGCAGCTTCTCTTTGAAACCAATTTAATGACTTCGTTAATATAGTCTTATCTTGACTATATTTGTTAAAAATACCCTGTGCTGTTTGTCTTACTTGAGCCATATTACTATTTATTTACTATTATCTAATCCTAAGTCTTTTTCTGTTAAAATAATGAACTTTTGATTACGATCTAAAGCATACTCTTTTGCAGCTTTCCATTTAGCTGAATTAACTATGAAATTGTGACATTCTTTCAAATACCTACGTGTTTGGCTTCCAGGATATTCAGGTTGAATAGTTTGAGAATATGGTTTGATTTCAACTAAATAAGTCTTAAGAGTATTAGTTTCTTTATCTTTAATAGTGACTGAAAAGTCAACGAAATATCTATGTATTCTTTTATCAATAGGAGAGCGATAGGGTACAATAACTTCCTCACTCTTCCAAGAAACTACTGCTGGATTTTTATCGCACCAAAGAGCGAATCTTGTTTCCCAAGATGAACGTAAATAGATTGATGTAGGGTCGCCTACATACTTCTCAGGGAATATTGGTTTATATCGTCTAGTGTGAAACATAATTAATAAGGACTCAACTATTTATATGTCTATTTTAAACTCAACCACTCCAACAGCTAACTTTGGTGATTATGGCGATTCAGTATATCGCACAAAACAGTACATGTATCCAACTGATTTATTATCAGTAGATCCGAATAAAAATGAGTATGGTGGTCAATACATGTT